CGCGATCGGAAAGCTTGTCGGCGGGGAGCATCCCCTGGGCGAGCCCGAGAAGCTCCTCGCCATCGGGATGGCCGTCAAGACCCACTCCCGGCACCGGCCCAGGGTCATCGTCGAGGATGAATCGGGAGACGGCGGGTTCGATTATGCGATGACCCTCCTCGCTTCCTGGACGGAAGGGTTCTCCAAGATAAAACAGGTCGAATACCCCGTCGATGACACCGATGAAACGGCGGACATCCTCCAGGACGACGCGTGGACCATTTACGAAAAGCCTTCGGGAAAGTCTCTGCGGTTCCTCGAGGATAAGCCTGCCGCAACGGAGTCGTTCCGGGTGACGTACACGGCGCTCCACACGTGCGCCGACGATGATTCGACGATCGAATCCCTCGACGACGAAGCCGTCCAGGCCCTGTCCGCCGCGTATTTCTGCGAGATGCTGGCTACGTACTACGCCCAGAACCAGGGGAGCACCATCAATGCCGACTCCGTGGACCACACCTCGAAGGCCCGGGACTATTCCGCCAGGGCCAAGTCCTACCGGAAAATGTATTTCGACCACCTGGGCGTCGAGGAGGGGAAGACCCTGGCCGCCTCGGTGACGCGGGACCAGGACAAGGCGGCCAGCTGGGGAAGCGACAAGCTGACCCACAAGAAGAGGTACCGATGATCGGTGCAAGAATCATCGCAAACCTGTCCGGACTTGACTCCCTTATGAAACGGTTCCCGGAGGTGTCCCGGGAAGTAAGGGAATCGAAGATCTCGGAGGCGCTGCTCCTCCTCGAGGGGCGGGTCAAGGAGAAAACGCCCCAGGGCGCCGGGCCCATCCATCTGAGGGACACGATATTCCCGAAGGTCCAGGTCACGGGCGACCAGGTCACGGGCATCCTGGGGACGCCACAGGAACACGGGGAGCCCGTTGAATACGGCACGAAGCCCCATTTCCCGCCGACGGAGCCGATCAGGTACTGGGTCCGGAAGGTTCTGGGCCTTCAGGGCAAAGAAGCCCGGACGGCGGCTTTCCTGATCGCCCGGGCCATATCGAGGCGCGGCACGAAGGGGGCGGCGATGTTCGAGAAGGGATTCAAGGAGAACGAGGGCCAGGTGATGAGGCTCCTCGAGGGCATTGCCGGCGAGATCGTCCGGAGGGTGTCATGAGCCTTCCGGAGATTCGGGAGCGGATCCGGGTGGCCCTTGCGGGCGTTTCCGGCATGGGGAGAATTCATGACTACGAGCGGTTCGCGGCAGACTGGCCGAAGTATCTGGGCCTTTTCAAGGACTCGGAAGACCGGATCAACGGCTGCATGTTTCATCGGACCGCCTCGGGCAAGCGGCAGGCGACCCTGGGGGAGAAGGAAAAGTTCCATGTGATCACATTCCGGTTCTTCCGGGGCCTGCAGGACGACCAGGCCACAGGCGTCGATTTCGACGATTTCATCGACGACGTCGGATCCGCTTTCGACGACGATCCGTCCCTTGGGGGGGCGTGCCTCACCATAGACCCAGACTGGGGGCCCATGTCAGGCCTGACGGGGCTCCAGGTGGATGCGATCGAGAACCGACGTTTCGGAACCGTGCTCTGTCACTATGCCGAATGCCGGCTTTGTGTCATCGAAACCGTTTAGGAGGAATAACATGAAACAGTACCGACTCAAGAAAGGACAGGAATCCTTCCAGGTCGTCGACGGGCCCCTGGCCGGCCGGAAATACCTGAAGGGCCAGGTCTATGGGGAAATCCCGCCGGGCGAAAAAGGGAGGTTCGAAGAGGTCCGGCCAAAGCCATTTTCTTCGGAACCGGCTCCCGGCCCAGAACCCTCGCCGGCCGGAAAAGGCAAAAGCGAGAAGAAGGAGGAATAAATCATGACCAGATCTTATCAGGCCACCCACAACCTGATCGCCGTGTCGGCGGCCGCGATGGAGACCGCCATCAACACGGAGCAGACCCTGGATGTGTGCATGCTGGCGGCCCTGACGGACGCCATCAACCTCGAACGCCGGCGGCAGGCGAACGATGACGAGGCGACGGGGTACGAGGAAGCCGATTCCATCTATGACCTGGGCGCCCTGGCGGGCGGGCCCCTGTCGTTTCCGAAGGGGCAGCCCCAGCATTTCGCCTTTCTCATGGCTTATGCCCTGGGATCCGTCTCGACGGCGGCGGCAGGCACCGGGTGGGAGCATACCATCACGCCGATCAGCGGGGACCTTGACGCCGATCGTTCAATCCCGTCGTTCACCCTCGGTCAGAGATTCGGCTCGACGGTGCTCAAGCGGCGTTACGCCTCCATGTTCGTCGATTCCTTCGTGGCCGGGTTTTCGAAGGACGACTGGTGCAAAATCAGCGCGACCTTGAAGGGCACCGGCCTGGTGACGAACAACGTCGAGGAGGAATCCATAACGGCGGCCCCGGATGCCGCGTCCCTGACCCTCGCGGCCAACGGCGTTGAGGGCAGCACGGCTGCCGAGCGGCTCCAGAACGTCCAGCGGATCCGCGTGGAACTCACGTCCGGCGTCTGGACGGAGGTATCCTACTCGGTTGTTTCCGCCGCGACGCCGGCGGTGATCACCATATCCCCCCCCTCGGGCGCCGGGCCCAATGTGACCTACAAGGTCCTCTACATTCCCACGGAGGCCGCCTGGTGCACGTTCCCGGCCCGGGTCGTGGAGACGCCGCTTCGGGTCTCCGAGATGACGGTGAAGCTCGGCGGGAAATGGAGCGGGGCGGCCTTCGCAGGAGGCCGGGAGCTGACGTCGGAGATCAAATCCATCGAGTGGAACTTCGCCAACAACCTGGCCGTGGAATTCGTGCCCGGCGGAGGCGGAGCTTACGCATCCAGGGCCCTCCGGTCGGGCCGCGTGCAGACGCTCAAGCTGAACAGGGAGTTCCGGGAATACATCCTCCAGCAGCACATGGACGACAACGATGAATTCGGGGTCTACATCCTGGCAGAGGGCGCCATATACGACACGCCCCATAAGTATCAGGTTGAACTGATCTTCCCGGCCTGCGGCATCCTGAATTCCCCGATCTCCGTGGACGGAAAGCGCCTGGCTGAGGCCGGAGACCTGCGCGTGCTCGAGGATGCCACGTACGGATCCGTCATCGCGAAGGTGAAGAACCTGCAGGCGGCGTATGCCGGATAAGACAGGTCCGAACCGGGCATAAGCGCCACGACGGACGCCCCCCGGCGGGTTTACCTCCCCCGCCGGGGATTTAAAAAACAGAACGGAAAAGGAGACTACCATGCCCTTTCTTCTCAGCGAAAAACCCTGCGAAGTGACATTCACCGACAAAATAGCGAATTGCAGCATCACCCTTTTTTACAAGCTGCCCAGCACGGAGGAGCGGACCGCCTACTCCAGTGAACTGATCGTCCGCAAAAAGCGAAAGGTGGAATCGAAGATCGGCCCGACCCGGCTGAAATACGGGCTCAAGGTCCTGACGGGCTTCAAGGAGGGGGATTTTGCGACGGACCGCGGGCCTATATCGTCTGATCCGGGCTCATCCCGATATGACGCCAACTGGAAGGCCCTGGTGACGAAATACGCCTCCCACCTCATCATGGCTCTGGGAGCCCACGTCTTCGAGTCGGCGGACGAGGAGGAGCCTGATGAAACTGAGCCCGACGACGGCGACGGCCAGGGGGAGGTCTTGGCCGATGAATGCCCTTTGTCCGGGATCTCGACGTCCTGACAAACGCCTGCACCGAAGCTGAGAGACGGAAGTGCGAGGCTGAATTCGGAGACAACCTGGAGTGGACCTGTGAACGCTGTCCCAAAAAACGGCCGGAGGACATTCATCCCTACACGATGAAGATCCTCCGGCTGCGGCGTCTGATCAGGGCCGGGTATCCCTTTCAGGCCAACGATTTGACCGTCGAAGAGTGGGAAGACCTGGCCACGGCGAATGAAATGATCGAAAAGGCGTCATGGCAAACAAGAACACCATAGAGATCACGCTCTCCGTCGACGACAAGGGAAGCGTGACTGTTCGGCAGTTCGGGGAAGGGACGAAAAAGGCGTTCCAGGATACGGAGAAGTCCGCCGAGGACCTGTCCAAAAGCACGTCTTCCCTTTTCAGCACGATGAAGAGCCACTGGGTCGCCCTTTCCGTGGCGGGCCTTGCCGCCGTCTACGGCATCACAAAAGCCATCGGTGCGGTCATATCCGCCACCCGTGAGTGGGTCGGCCTGGCGAACGTGCAAGAAGCGGCTGAAAAGAGGCTGGAGGCCGTCATCAGGGCCACGGGGGGGGCCGCAGGCTATACCATAGGCCAGCTAAAGGAAATGGCCTCCCAGATGCAGTCCGTTACCACCGTCGGCGATGAAGTCATCCTGTCCGGGATGTCCATCCTGAGCACCTTCCGGAACATCAAGGGGGACGTGTTCAAGGACGCCTCGATGGCGGCCCTGGATATGGTCACGGTCATGCGCCAGGGCAAGGTGACCGCCGAGGCCCTCGACAGCCAGATGATCCAGCTCGGGAAAGCGTTGAACGACCCCGTCGAGGGTCTGGCTGCGTTGTCCCGGGTCGGCGTCCAGTTCACGGCCGAGCAGGAGGCGACGATCAAGGGCCTCGTGGAGACCGGGGACGTCATGGGCGCCCAGCGGGTCATCCTCGAAGAACTGAAAAACGAATTCGGCGGAACGGCGGCCATGATGGCCGACACTTTCGCAGGGGCTGGCAGCCAGGCGCGGAACGCCCTGGGCGATCTCAAGGAGGAACTCGGCTTCATCATCACGAAAAACTCCTTCTTTATCGAGATCCAGAAGCTTGCAACCCGGACCTTCACCGAATGGGGCCAGAAAGTCAAGGACAACAGGGAGTATCTCATTTCGCTGGCGAAAGACGGCGTCCTCTGGCTGGTGGAATGCTTGGTAAAAGCCCTGGACACCATCCGGTTTTTCCACAATGCCTGGCTCGGTATCAAGCTCGTCGGCCACGGGGCGATCCACGCGATAGCCGTCGCCCTCGACGAGCTCCTGCGGGGGATGCGGGCCCTTGGCAGTCCTCTCGATTACATCTTTAAGGGACTGGTAAAGATCGGCGCCGTCGAAACCAACCCCTTCGACAAGCTCGAGGAGGCCTTGGGGCAGTTCCGGCTGTCGAGCGGGGACCTGGTCGACGACACCTGGCGGGACATCGAGGAGACGAACCGGGCCTACGATACGGTTATAGATAAAATCAGAGGATGGGAGGGCCAGATCCGCGCCATTCCCGCGGCGCATGTCGACGCCGCTGAATCTGTCAAAAAGACAATGAAAACCACGGCGGCGGAAATCCAAAAAACAGCGAATGACATGTCGGAAGACGTCCACCTGTCCATCCGGGAGACAGTGATCGCCGAGAAGGAATTCATCGCTTCCCTCGCCATCAACCAGGCGAAGGAGGTCGCAAAGACCGTCAAGGAAACCGAGCGGGAGCTCACCGGCCTGGAAGAATACTGGCAGCACACCTATGACAACATCCACGACGCCACGGCGGATTTCTTTTACGATATCCTTCGGAACGCCAAGCTCTCGTTCGATTCGATCAAGGACTGGTTCGTGCGGCTCATCGCCGAGATGCTGGCCACGGCGGCGGCAAACCCCATTAAAATCGCCATCGGCTCCGTCATGGGAGTGGGGGCTGGAGGAACGGCCCTGGCCGGGACCGGCGGCGGGGGAGTGGACAGCCTGTTCGACCTCTCGGGGGTCTCCAAGCTCATCTCCGGCCTCGGGGCTGCCGGATGGGGGCTGACCATACCCGGCGCCGGCGTTGGAGGGCCGATGGGCATGGCGAGCGGCCTCGGGACAGCCGGGACCTTGGGGGCGATCAACTGGGCGAATGTGGCCGGGTACCTGGGCCTCGCTTACGAAGCGTTTAACCTGTTCAAGTCCATCGGCGAGGGGGAATACATGACATCCGGCGGAATCGCCATCGGTGCGGGAATCGGCGCATTCCTGGGCGGCGGGCCTGTCGGGGCCGCCCTCGGGGCCGGCGTGGGCGATCTCGTCGGCGGCATCCTCGATTCAATCTTCGGCCTCGGCAAGGACGAGCCCGAGTTCACCCTTTCGGAACACAACCCCCGCTACGGGCAGGATCAGGCCCGGTGGATCAAGGGCCGGGGGGTCGGCACGGGATACTGGCCGGAGTTCTCATCCGATTGGGAAGCGCAACCGACCGTCGCCTATACCGCTATTGCCCAAGCCTACGCCAAGGGCCGTAAGGAGATTGCCGAGAATTTCAACGAATCCATGAACACCTTCATGGAGGCCCTGCCGAGTGAATATCTGACTGTCGTCGAGGACGCCCTGGCCGGGATGGATTTCACCTGGAACGCCCCCGGTTATCGGTATGAGTTTGCGAACGCCCAGGAAGTCATTGAAAACCTCCTTCTCAACTACGCCGATTTCCTGGCCGGCAAATTCGATGAGATCGTGAACGTGGTCGGTGCCGCCTACTTTGAGCAGGACATCTCCGGGTCGGATCTTTTCGGTAAACTCACCGCCGGGAAGCAGGGTCAGGTGAAGAACCTTCTCTCTGGGGGCGACCTGACGGGGGAGCAGTTCCAGTCCTTCCTTGAAGAGTGGCAGGCCCTCGCCACCGTAATGGCCGGATTCGAGGCCCTCCTCGCCCCCACGATTGCGAAGATGACCACTTACGAACAGGTCACGAAGGCCGTGGGGGATCAGTTCGACGCCTACATCGACACCCTTGAGCGGGCCGGGGTGGAGGTGTCGAAGCTCGGTGACTTGGAGCAGATGAGGGCCGATGTCATCGCCCGGGAGGTTACCGCCCTCCAGGATTCCTTCTGGACCGACTTCACGGAGGAGATGAAACTCGCCTACTCCGGCATGACCGACTACGAGAAGAAGGTCTATCAAATCACTCAGCGGTTCGCCGAATACATCGCCCAGGCCGAAGACCTTGGAATGTCGGAAGACCGCCTTGCCGAGATCCGGGAATGGGAAAAGATGGCCCTGGACAGCCTGACGGAATCGGCGGATGAGGCCGTCGAAGCCGTTGACAACCTGTCTGATCGCCTCCGGCAGATGGAACAGCTTTCCAACGCCATGTCCCTCATGGCCGGGGGCGGGGGGAATACCCGCATGGAGCAGATCTCCGCCCGGTATGATTGGAGGAGCTATGGCGGCAAGTACGACCTGGGCGGGGGGCTCTACAACTGGGATAACATCATCAATGAAATCCTCTCCATGAACCTGAGCCTCGAGGGGGCTGAGAACGTCGCCGCAGCCCTCGGGATCACCCTTGACCAGCTCCTTTCGGATTTCGATTACATCGCGGATCAGTTCACACAGATGAAGGCCGCCGCCGCCAGCCTGAAAACCTCCCTCGAGGACCGTTACATGCAGGCCACCATGAGCGGGGAGGACTACGCGAAATGGAAGGCCGGGGCAGAATATAGCGCCACCCTCTCGCAGCTCGATGATCTCCGTAGGCAGGGGATCATCAGCTTGTCCGAGCGCAACACCATGCGACAGCAGGCGTGGGCCGTCTATCAGGCTGACATCGAGGCGGCGACGGACGCCGCGAAAGATCAGTTCAGGGGCCTCATCGATGCCGCCTATGATGCCTGGAAGGGGTTGGCCGATTCCATCGGAGACTCCATTCTCAGGCTTCAGACCTCATCCGACAATCCCGCCGATGTGATGGAACGGCTCGGGGTGCAGGCCCAGGCCATCCGTGACTACACCGGAGGGATGAACCTCCAGGCTTATCTTGGCACCCTCGGCACCGACGAGGACCGCCGGAGCGCCATCAAGGACATGATGGACCTCTACGGGGGGTATCTCAATATCGCCCAGGAAGCCTATCAGCGGCCCTCTCAGGAATACCAGGCCATCTATCAGGAAGTGCTTGCCGCCTACCAAATGATGGAGGGGATTGCCGAAGGCTATATGAGTGAGTTCGATGTGCAGACCGAACAGCTCGAGGTATTGAAGCAGATCGCCATTAACACGGGGCTTTATGGCTCCTATGACACCGGGACGGAATATGTCCCCAGGACCGGCCCCTATCTCCTGCACCAGGGGGAGAAGGTTGTCAAGGCGGGAGAATCCAGCGGCAATGTGTATTTCGGGGACATCGTCATCCAGGGCGTCTCCAATGGCGATGAGGCCGTCAAGAAGTTCCAGGACTATCTCCGGTCTCCCGTGGGCCGCAGGGAGATATTTCAGGCGGCAAGGGGTAGATAATGGGGAACATCATCATCACGAACGCCATTGAGACCGTTGCGAATTCGGGAATCACGGCCCGGTCGGAGGCCACCGGATACCCGAAGATCAATTGCATGATTCACACCAACCTTGGCAGGCGGTTTCAGGCCGATGACAATAACACGAATGACTATCTACTGAAATTCAATTTCGGGGCGGCTCAGTCTCTCGCCGCCATCGCTCTGTTCGATTGCAACTTCAACAAAGTACAGATCCAGGGCCACGGGTCGGATGCATGGGGGTCACCGGATTATGCCGGATCGTCCCTGACGGTATCTCAAAACGCATGGACAGGACGGTATAATATCTTTATTCCCCTGACGGCGTTCAATTATCAATATCTCAGGGTGTTCATCCCCACGGGAACAGCGGAGGTCGTGACCAGCCTGTCTAAATGGCAGGTTTCGAGTGTCGTCCCTCTCTCCACCGCCACGGCCCTCACGACCAATATGTCCTATGGATACGAGAGGACCGTGGAGCAGTTCGAGAAGGTGAACCGACTGGCCGGGGGCGGGTTTGATTCCTTCCGGTATTCGGACATTCTCCAATGGCGAGGTCGGTTGATATTCTCTCATCGGGGAGTATCCGAGGAAACGGAACTCCTGACCATGAACCGGTATGCCATAAACGCCCCCATTGTTTTTTATGAAAACGGGTCAAGCACTGCCCTCTGTTACCTCTGCCACAGGGCCGGATATTATTCGGGGTCCTGGCTGTATGCGAACCTCGTGAAGGGGAACACGATAGCCCTTGAGGAGTATGTGTAAATGATCACCGTTGATGATGGCCCCGTTCCCGGACTGATCGACGACGACGGCCCCGTGTCGGCTGACTCGGACCATGTGCGGGAGTGGGATACCGATAAGCAGGCCGCATATTCGGCCCGACTGACGGAGCCCCAAGTCTGGATTGAGTTTCACTTCACCACGGCGGGGGTGCTGTGCTACGGGACGGTGGATCATGTCTCGAATACGACCCTCCGGCATTACAGACCCGCCTTGATGAATGTGCCTGAAATCCTCTCGCAGCTGGCCGATCAATACTATGGAGTAGAGCAGGGCGGAAGCATCACCCTGACGCTCTCCGACATCGACAACGGAGAGGATTCCACGTGGGCTGAAATCACGGCGGCAGAGGAAATTCGGGGGCAGGCGGTCAATGTCTACTCGTTCAACGAGGATGACGGGGCCACATTCGAATTCCGGGGAGAGGTGAAATCATACAAGTTCCAGCCCGGAGTCTGCGTCATTGAAATCCAGTACCGCAATGAAGACATCCTCCAGACCATAGTCCCCCAGCATGTGGTCACCACGGATTTGTTCGACGAAACGGCGATAAGTCTGGGTGAATCCGTCCCTATATGCCTTGGCAGATGCCGCGATGTTCCGCTCCGGAACATCCAGAACGACCTCACAAACGACGAATATGACTACCTGATAGGGTATGGAACCATTGATTCAGTATGGTCTACCCCGGCATCAAATATGGGCGTCAAGCGAAACGGTGTGCTCGTTGATTCCTCGGAATACACCTTTTATGACGGGTCACAGGTCACGCCGTATTCGGGATATGCGTTTCTCCGGTTCACAACCGAGCAGAAAGATTTCAGCGGCGGCTTCCACGAGTTGACCGCCGACGTGTACGGCATGGAGCTTGGCCAGGGCCAGGTATGCCGGAACCCGATCCGGCAGATCCGGTATCTGCTGAACGACTCCACCTATGGCCTGAATGAGTCCATCAACTCTGATTCCTTCGATGATGCGGCCACCGCCATTGATGGGATAACGAACATTTATTCTGACGGCTCAATCGTTAACCAGAGGGCTATCCGGGATTATATCGATAAGCTCCTCGCTATCTGCCGGGCCAGGCTCTGGAAAAACAACGAGGGCGAGTGGTGCATCCACGTGGACCGCAACGAGGGGGTGTCCGGTGTCTATACGGACGGGGTGGACTGCGAGGTGATGGAACTATCGGCTCCCTCATCGACGGAATCAATCAAAAGCCTGATATGCCGCTATGCCCATGACCGGACCAACGACGATAGGCCATATTACGAGATGACCCTGGCCGTCAATTCAGGGTTCGGCTCCGACAAGGTGCTGGATGATGAAATGATGTTCGTCCTCGAAACAGCGACGGCGAAGAAGGCCATGTCATACATTCGGAACAGGCACGTCTGGGATGATTCCGGGACCGTCCGTCCCCGCGAGAGGATACAGGTTAAGATCGGGGTGGAGGGAAAGCACCTGGACAAGGATATGATCATTACGATCACTTCCACCCTGTTCGGCCTGTCGTCTGTCAATTTCAAGATCACAGGGATCAGGAAAACCGCCGGCGAGTATGTCGTGGACGGATACCGTCATGATTCGAACGTCTATGCGGACGCCACGATATCGAGCCCCACGACCGTAGCCCAGACATCATCCTCGTATGGCATCGTGGTCGGTGAGCCCTGGTTTACGGTATCGCCTACCTACGGTGTCGGAAAATATCAGACCATACAGGCGGCCCTTAACGATCTGCCAACGGCCGGCGGACGGATAGCCCTGCTCAAGGGGAATCATGTCCAGACGGATGTCATCACCGTACCGGACAAGGATGTCTATATTGAGGGGGAGAATCTCGATCAGGTCGTAGTGAAGAACAAGGCGGGAAGTCACCTGTGGGTTATGACCGACCTGACCAAGAAATTCGAGTTCCAGCGATTCAAGATAGCATCACAGAACTCAGGCTCCTACAGTCGGATGTTTTCAATCACCGGGACTGGCGCGGCGAACAATACCGCCGAGATCCTGATTCGGAACATCCACTTTTCCCTCATTGACCTGAACACTTACGCGTCTGCCTACAACGATGGCGATTTCGGGGTCTACGCCGCCACGGGGCAGGGGTATATCCGCATCTCTGACAACTGCTATTTCAACAACGCTCCTACGCAGGTTTACATGAATGGTTACAGCGGGACGGCTGGCCGCCGCGTTCTCGATATCCTGAACTGCAAATTCAACAACCCGACCTATTCCGGGGTCCTGGTAGACGGCGGAACGGAATGGTGCATCACGGGCTGCCGCATAGAGGATTTTTGGCAGAACGGGGTTGATGGAATAAACACGCCGGGCCGCGCCTTCGTGGTTGCGAATTCCTTCATCGGGAGGAACGACTCATTGGACGGCGACTGACAGGGCGCCGTTTGGCTCCGGGGGAGCCGGTCAATCGCAACGGGAAACATCATATACATGGCGAACACGAGGACGGGGGGGTGTACTGTCGTCGGGGTCGAGTGCTTGACGGGATACGTGAAGGCCGACACTAACCAAATCACCATTATAAACTCCACGGGGGACATAGTCCCGTATGGCATCCTTAATACGGCAGGAGACAGCGGATCAATCTCATCAAATACCATAGACATCGATGTGGACGACACGGATTACAATCATTACGGGATCTATACCAGCGGCGGCTACGGGTCGATAAACGGTAACGTCATCGATATGTATAACAATGATGCCAAGGATTTAGGGATATACCTGGCCGGGGGGTACTGCACGGGGCGGGCGAACATGACCTATCGATGCGGCACCGGGATCACCGACGCCGGGGCGTCGAATGATGTCCTGGGATTGGACGGATAAATGAACCTAATCGTAAAGGACAAGAGGGGCAATGTGATCCACTTTCTGCGGGATGCCGAACGAAGCGGAAACAATTATCGAGGGACAAACGGAAGGCTCTTTGGGCTCAAGCCGGACGCGCATGTGTTCGTTTGGACGGAGGACGAAATGGGGGCGAGCGAGACCGTGAAGCGCCTCAAGAGGGGGCGGTCCATTGTGGTTCGGTCATTCGCGGGACGGCCCGTTAAGGAATCACCAGAACCCCTATCCAAGACCGCGATGCTCAAGGATCGAATCGGCAAGGCGAAAAGCGTCGAGGAAATCAAATCACTTTTGATTGACATAGTCGGGAGGCTGTAATGGCGTCGAAATACTGGCATAGGACGAGCCTGACGGGTGGAATCGATGGTTCTCTGGATAATATAGACGGGGCCCTACTGTCGAATGCAGACAAGGCTTATGTCGCCACGGCCACAGCCTTCTATGTGTACAACCTGAATGCGACTTCCGGGGCCGCCGAAAGCTCCCCCGCGATAATATCCCCTGATAGAAATGCGGGAAATAAGCGCTGGGAACTGGTCCAGTCGTTTGCATCAAAGACGATGGCCGCCATCTCCAAGACCATTGGAGCGACCGGTGATTATGCCACCTTGACAGATGCCATCGATGCCATTCCTGATTTCCTGGCGCATAATGTGACCCTGACCATTCAGGCGGGAACCACGTTATCAGGGGCCGCGACGATAAAAAACAAACATGCTACAACAAACGCAACCCTTAGTATCGTCGCTGAAAAATATTATCCGACAGGAGGTACTACTTCCACAGCGCTGCCAACCGCCGATTCCGCTACCGCCACGACCCTGGTGGATGCGGAACTGGCCACCGCCGCTCTGGGTGACGATTATTTCAACGGGTGCTGGGTTTTTATTGTCGACGGAACGGGAACGGACAATGGATTCGTCGCTATCACCGATTATATAGATGCTACCGGGACGGTGACCGTCGCATCCTGGCCGGGGACACAGCCTGATAATACATCCCGTTACATGATAGTGGGCGCTCTCATTGACGCGAACCCGTTGACGGTGCAATACTGTACCGTGCCCGTGAACATTTACGGGATAGGCCAGCAATCACATACATCCGCGGGGTTTAATATAAATGGATGTTCCTCGATGACGTATAAATGTAGCGGGGCTTATGGGAACTCCGCCAGCGGCATATTAATCACCTCCACCATCAACTCTACAATGATGCATTGTGGATGGGTGAACAATAATTCAGGCAGCGGAGTAAATGACGGGGGGGTCCAAGGAAATGCAGCAATGACATTCACTATATACCAATGCGGGATATCAGACAACAATGTGCAAGGGATAAAGATCCGGGGAGTATCAGCGCCCTATATCTCTAATAACTATGGGGACAATAATGGAACGTGGGGAACGAGTACAAATACCTCCGCTACATCTACGTTTAATGGAACAGAATGTTCCGGGTCGTCCGGCGATCATACGCCATAGATAGGGAGGATGAGAGATGGTTGTAATGTCCAAGGAAATAACGAAGCGGAAACCCGTCCAGCTCATCAACTCTGAGCTGGACGGGGATCAGATCATCTGTAACCTCAGGGCCTTCTGGGATGAGGAACCGATTGACGAGAAGGAAACCATCGACATTGGCCCATCAGATGCTTCGATGACGATAGAGCAACATTACAAGTATCAATACAAGACCTTGGACTTTCAGTATGCGATCCCCGTAGTGCCAGATATTAGGGCCTACTTGAAGGCGCACCTTGCAGATATCCGGGCCTATGTCCAGGTCCAGGTGACGGCGGATAACTGTCTCGTCAAGAAGATACCGCAGACCATACTGGATGAGTGGAAGGCGGCATCAACGGTGCCGGAACTGAAGGCGGTTCTACAAAAGATATTGAGGAAAATACTATAAACAGAGGATCATTAAAATAAATATCTAATACTTCATAGCTGTGAAAAGGTCATAATCCTGACAGCGTAAAATGCTGACAGGATTGTTGCACCCTTTTGATGACATCCTTTTAAATTCTGATTTAGTGTGCAAAAATTCTGATTTAGTGTGCAAGTTTACACTAACCATCTAAAACTTCCCGAACCTTCCGTGAGAGATATTTCAGTTGAAAGGGTTTCTGAAGGAACCCGTTGCAGCCCCGGCTAATGATTGCTTGGGCTTCTCCGTCGATGCTATAACCGCTGGAAAGAAGTACCAGGATGTCAGAATTGATTTCTTTAAGGCGATCATAAGTCTCGCTTCCCGATATCCCCGGCATGATCATGTCCAGTATCACCAGGGCAATCTCTGTTCTCTTTTCCATGTAAACGGCAATCGCCTCCTGACCGTTCCCGGCCTCATAAACCCGGTATCCCAGGGATTCCAGCATCTCCCTGGTGACCGCAACCACAATTTTTTCATCATCCACCACCAGGATCGTCTCCGTGCCCCTTGAGATTGTCTCGGTTACCGTCTTTTTCTGCACCACTTCCTTTTCCGAAGCGGGAAAAAAGATGCTGAACGTCGTCCCATGACCAGGCTCGCTATCCACATTGATCGTGCCCTTGTGACCTTTGATAATCCCATAGACCGTAGCCAATCCCAGTCCGGTTCCTCTTCCCATTTTCTTCGTTGTGAAAAAGGGGTCGAAGACCCGCTCCCTTGTTTGTGCGTCCATCCCTATGCCGGTATCGGTGACCGTTATTCTCACATATTTCCCCGGATTGATGGCATTGGAGATAGCCTGCTCATCATCCAGAAGAACATTCTTCGTCTCCAGATAAATCTCCCCACCATCGGGCATAGCCTGCCAGGCGTTCACATATAGATTCATGAATACCTGCTCCATCTGTCCCTGGTCAACCTCTACCGGCCAGAGAGTTTTTGCGTGTTTCTGATGGATGGCGATCTCCTTTTTTGTTCTTCCGAACATGGAGGAGGTCTTCTGAATGATGTCGTTCATGTCGGTGGGCTTCACCTCATATCTCCCCCCCCTGGCAAAACCCAACAACTGTTTAGTTAAATACGACCCGCTCTGTACCTGTTCCTCTATCCGCTTGATCCTCTCATAATGGGGATGGGAGGGATCAAGATCCAGAAGTGTCAAAGAAGCGTACCCCTGAATCCCCATGAGCAGATTGTTGAAATCGTGCGCAATGCCCCCCGCCAGTGTACCGATGGATTCCAGCTTCTGCGCGCGGGCGAGATGGGCCTGGAGCTTCTCGCGCTCCTCCTCCGCATGTTTGCGGTATGTGATGTCGGTCAGAGTAGCTGCCAAGTTTCGAATTCGTCCCTGTTCGTCACGAATCACAAAGTAGTTCTCCTCAGTGGGCACGTTGCGGCCATCAACAGTCTGAAGTTCGAGTTCGCCCTGCCAATACCCCACGCTCATCAACGAAGGCAGGACTTCCTCCTGAAGTTTTTGTGTCATCGATGGTGAGTAATACGCAGTCGGGAAATGCTTTCCCAAACAATCTTTGGCGGTTTTCTCCCCAAGCATGCGAGCCAGAGTAGCGTTGGCAAAGGTTATACGTCCGTCAAGGTCAGCCATCCCCATGCCGTACTGACTGGCATCTGCAAACCCTGAGAAACGAGCCAGTGCGTCGAACCGTGCCTCCTCCGCCCGCTTGCGCTCGGTGATATCCGCAATAAAACTCAGGTTCGCCGGTGCACCTTCCCACTCGATCACCTGGGAATTGATGGTGAGCCACTTCACCGCCCCTTCAGAATCAATGATCCTGAAATCGTAGCCTGTTTCCACGGGTTCTCCACGCATCCTCCTGAGGTGATGGTCAACGACCATTGCCTGATCATCGGGATGGATGAAGTTGATAAAGGGTTCCGATGTGATCTTTTCCAGGGGATACCCCAGAATACGCTCCAGAGCCGGGTTAACGAACTGAAGTGTTTCACCGCGGGTAACCAGTATTCCTTCCATCGCACTTTCAAACAAATGGCGATATTTCTCCTCGCTCTTTTTCAGCGCTTCCTCGGTCTGTTTCAGCTCGGTGATGTCTGAGGCAAGACAGAGACTCGCCAATTTTCCCCCCCATGATATCAGGGCAACGCTCATGTCAGCCCACCGGGTGTTTCCCCACGCGTCTATGAAACGGAATCTATACCGGGATGGGACATCTTTGCCCTCCAATCTCTGAATGTATCGATCGAAAACCATTTGCCGATCGTCGGGATGAACCAAATCGTTGAAAGGCATGTTGATTAAATACGCAAGATCATATCCGGCAATATCGGAGAAGTTTTTGTTGCAGAATTTGATTATGCCATCTTGTGCAATGAAGATAGCCTCTCCGGCGGCTTCCACAAGAACACGGTACTTTTCTTCACTTTCCCGCAGCGCTTCCTCGGATCGCTTGCGGTCTGTTACGTCAAGGAAAAAGAAGAGGATGTAACGCTGTCCGTCCAAAGTGATCACTTCCCCGCCGGCAATGGTTTTGATCAACTCTCCGTTTTTCCTCCTCAACGTCAGTTCGACGTTCTCCAGGCGACCCTTTTCTGCGAGTTCAGCGACCACGCGCTGACGTTCCTCAGATGAAGTCCATATGTTCAACTCCACCGTTGTCTTACCAATGAGCTCCTTCCGTTCATATCCTGTTAGCCTGACATAGGCCTCATTGACATCCACACATTTCCCATTGGAAAAAAAGCTTAAAACAACTGCCGCGGGGTTCGCACGGAAGATGATTGAAAACAGCTGCTGCGACCGTCGTAAAGAATTCTCCGTCCGCCTGCTCTCCGCTACCATTGCTTCCAGTTCCCGAATACGCTCTTTTAAAGCGGCGTTTCCCGTGGACAGTTCCTGATGTGTCTTTGGCTGGTCGGGCATATATCTCCCATATCGTGTCGAAAGATATAGAAATGAAACAATCATGGATAGTTATTCAGGCATAAATGTACGAAATATTATCGGAGACCCATTGAGATGTCAAAATAATTCCGTCGTCCGACCGTTGCTTACCGTTAGAAAGGAAGTATGCTTCTGACATCCGGTGTTTATTGAGTTCAGGAAGGCGTCCGGTGTGGATGGATAACTGAAATCAGAAAAGACAACCTAAATCAACAAGTACTTGAAAAAAGAGAGGCGATCATTAGATCGCCCCTCGGTCAATGCGTTTTTACTCAGTTGCTCACGCCAGCATGCGATCAAAGCCCTGACAGAAAACTCTTATTCAGTCACTTCTGCCGCCCGAAAAGCTATACCTTCAAGAAATAGGGGATTGACATCACCGGACGGATATATGCCTAGGCGTACTTCACCATTGGCTGAAATGATTACACGAACGACCGAAGGATCCGTAGACTTGACAACATGCATTTCATCGTGGGCAGGGCGATACCCTTCCGGCAGAATAAAAATTACCCTGGGATCGCTCCATGTGAAAGAATTAAACGTTGTCTCGAAATCTACAACTCCCTCGAGTTAAGAGCCTGGAGCCTGGATGATCGTCAGCAATTCCTGTTGTAATGCATCGGGTTTACTTTTTGTTCGACGGGTCTTTGCCAGAACTGCTGCCTCTGTTCGTGGATGAGGCCGTATTTATTTTTCTCCCAGTTCCTCCCGGAGTTTCCGGATTTTCTCCTCCGTCGATTTCAGCTCTCGGTGCCAGTAGCGTTTCTTGGCGCTCTTTTCCGCCTTCTTTCCCTTTATCCTGTATTCTTTAGCCTGACTCTCGAGATCGTCGATCTTGCCTTCAATACGGGCACGTTTCGCCTGTTCTTCCGCCTTCTCGGTAACCAGGGCCTCTTCTTTCTTTCTTCTCTCCTCTTCCCGCTCCCCTTCGGAACCTCCCAGTCCCGGCTCCCTATCCCTGCCAGGGGAATCCTTCTTCACGCCAGGCGAGGCCTCGTTCCTCTCGACAAAGCCTTCCCCCTCTGCATCCGTGGCAGACTTATACGTTGTTACCTCGGCGTTCTCCACGCCGGGCGGAATATTGGTTATACGGATGACCCCCTCTTCGTCCGTCCACGTGTACACGGTGTCGGCAAAGGCCGCGGAAGCGGAAAACAAGACGAGAAAAAAGACGAGTGCCTTCATTGCCGTTCCCTTTCAAAATCCGAGTTTATTCTCTCTTGTGCCTTGAGCATTGCCCCGTGAAGGGGTATTTTTCGGCCTCATTACCGAAGCACACGGTCTTGACCCGGATCTGCCGACCCTGGGCATGAACTGATATTTATATTCCATTCGCTAAAAAAGTGTAAAAAATTGAATCACATCAAAAACCTCATGTCAAGGCTGTTCGGAACAGGCTGTTCAAAGGGGGTGTCGCTCATATTCGATTGACAAGGCAGGCACTGCATTGCCCCACGGTGCGATTGCCGGTAATGATGTCCATGCGACTGCTCAAAATGATATCCGTGATTGTACCGAAAAAATCCATTTCGCCATCGCGCTCCGCCACTGCCGGCGCCGCGCTGCCCGGCTCCGGTACGGCCGCCTGCCTGATGCCCTCCGGCACGCCGGGATCGACGATCAACCTGGACCTGGTCCCTCATATGGTGGCCCCTGCTGGATGGACGGCAGGAAACGCCTTGTTCGGGTCCTGGAAGCAAAAAAAAGGATCTGTTCCTCTTGTTTTAACTGTCCAACGTGCTCAGGCGAACCCTCAGGTTGATTTTCCTGTTGTGGATGCCGAGTTTCTTCCGGATATTGGCCCGATGACAATCCACCGTCCTGGTGGAAAGATTCATGAGTTCGGCGATGGTTTTCGTGGAATGCCCCTGCCTGACCAGGTTGGATACCTGGATTTCCTGCGGCGTAAGGCGTTCATCCATTCTTTTCAATATATTAATGTAAGGAGACACGACGGTCTCGAGATTTTTCCCGATAACGTCGAGAAACATCCTCTGCCCGTCGTCCGGCAAAAGCAGTCGCAACTTCTCCACCTGGGGAATAACGAATTCCCGGACATTGCTTAGAACCGCTTCCTGAATCTCCCGGGTGTCCTTCTCCCGCTGGGCCAGGAGAACTCTGAGGGCGACGTTGGCCTCCTCCAGGTAACGGGTTTTCTGTCTCAGTTCCCGTTCCCTGTCCCGCAGTTCCGCCGTCCTCTGTTCCATAACTTTCTCCAGGTTGTCCTTGTAGGCCTCAAGTTCCTGCTCCACCCTCTTTCTCGCGGTGATGTCCTCGACCCTCCCCTCGTAAAATGCCGTCGTGCCGTCCGGGCCTTTTACAGCCCTGGTGTTGGCGGACACCCAGAAGACCGACCCTCCCTTTCGCCTGGCGGGAAACTCAAAATTCATTGCAAGGCCTTCTGTTTCCAAAAGGTCCAGGTGCCTGACCCGGTCCGCCGGGTCCGCGTAGAAATCTCTTACCGAACTGCTTACGTCCTCCAGCATCTCTTTCGCCGACCCGTAACCGGTCATCCTGGCGAGAGCGGCGTTGGCGCTTATGAACGTACCGTCCGATGTCGTCTGGAAGATTCCTTCCACGGCATGTTCGACGATGTTCCGGTAGCTCGCCTCACTTTCCACCAGGGCCTCCTCCGCCCGAACCTGCTCGGTAATGTCCCGATGCACGGAAACCACGCCGGTCACGATGCCGTCCCGGTCACGAATCGGCACCCCGCTGTTGTCCACCCACAAATAACGGCCGTCCCGGTGACGGACCCGGTATCGCGTGATCATTTTCTCGCCTTCCCGCATTCTTTGCACGACCCCGGAAAGCCTCTCCCGGTCATCCGGATGAACTTGTTCCATGCAGTCCCGGCCCACCAGTTCCTCGGGCCTGTATCCCGAGATGGGTTCGCAGGAAGGTGTCACAAACTGGACCCCCCCCCGGAGGTCGGTGACGGTGATCATGTCGTTCATGGACGCCAGGATGATGCTCAGCTTTTCCTCTTTTTCCCGAAGAGCCTCTTCTGTCTCCCTTCTCAGGGAGATATCCTCCAGGAGACCGTACACCCGGACAACCGCCCCATTCTCGTCCCGGTCGAAACGGTAACAGTCGCGGACCCATTTTTGCACTCCCCGGCGATCCAGGATCCGGTAGACCCGTTCACCGGCGGACGCCGCTCGAA